GTTGCCACCCGTAACTCGATGGCACCTTAATAGCCTGCCTGTTGACAGACGCTTCCTCCACGCAAGCACGCACGTACGCAAACAGGTTGGCGTCGTTACCCGCACCGATTGCAGCGACGATGTTCTGCTCAGCCAATGTCTTGCAGGTATCGTCCTTCGACACCACTGCACGCTGCGGCAGCGTTACTTGAACGGTCCCTGTCGGGCGCTGCGCCACCATGTGTACAACGTGCTCACCGCCGGGGTTCTGCAGTATGTCTACAACAAACAAGTCATACGGTAGCACCAGCACCTGCACCGTTACGTTCTGCTTGTTCTCGTCTTGCTTCTCAACATCCTTGAATATGCCGCCGTTCCTGCCATAGCTGAACCCGCGCGGGGGCGTTGGGCGCATAACGGTTGGCGCTACTACCGGGGGTGGTGCTACTACGGCTTCAACAACAGGTACTTCCTTCGCCGTATTGTCAGTGAGGATCACACGCCCAAGCATCAGCGGGTTGGTGATCTTGCCCCAATGAGGACAGGACTCGCACACGCCGGGGTTCTCAGAGTCGAACTTAACGCAAGGGTACGGACCTTTAATCTCAGCCAACTTCCTGTGCATACGCTCTTCAGCGTACGGGTGCAGATCGCTCAGCCACTTCGCAGCCTTCGTACCGTCACTGCACTTCTGCGCAATCGACAGCCAGCCACGCCACAGCGGCTCCATCCCTTCTTCGGCGGCGTTGTCCACGTAGTGCTGCAACTGCCCGCAGCCTGCGCCGTTCTTAGTCTTGACCAGTATGTCCTTGAACCGCGTTTCGCTATTCTCAATCAGCTTGACGCTTGCCGGGGACATGCTAGTCGGGCGCTTGCCGGGGATGCTGACTGGTGCCGGGGCGTAGGACTCCACGCTTCCCAGCTTGCTGCTGATGAGAGTCTTGATAGCTTCAAAGGAGAAACGATCTCCCTCAGTCAACAGCGTGACGGTCGCAGGCGGCGTGAACTTGTAGTTGCTTGTACCGGGAATGCGCAGCACCCGCGCTGCGTCAGCAGGCACGGAGTAGTCGATAGCCATCTTGTGCTTGTGGGCCAGCCGCTTGAGCGCTTCCGCTGCAGGCTTCCACATCGCCACCGGTACGTCAGCGTCCAGCGGCCAGTACACATGGAACCCGCCGCCTGACGATACTACCCACGGCTTACCAAGATCGCCCAACCCGCTCTCAGTGAGAAAGGTGTCGAGCGAAGCCAGTGCATCCTCGCGTGACTCATAAACCTTGCCGACCTTTTTAGCCGTTGGGGTTTCGGACACATCGAAGTCCATGAAGAACGAGCGCAGATACTGCGCGTTCGCTGCCTCACGCTTGCCGGGTTCCTTGAATGAAGCGAGAGCGAAGTAAATATCGCACTGCTTAGCCGTCCATCGTTCTACGTTTGTCAGTATCTCCTCAATAGATTGTACGAATACGTGCTCTTTCTTCTTGGTCAGTTCACAAGTGCAGTAATGGCCCGAAGAAGGCAGCACGGCGGACAGAAACTCCCGTGCGCTCATCGTGTCTGTCCAGTGTTATTTCATGTCATCGGCAAGGTCGAGCAGTTTGCGCAGGCGTTTGACGATCTCATCCTGCCACTCCAGCGGAAGGCCGAATGTGTTCCTGTCTAGTCCTGCTGTTATCAACTTATCTTCTGCATGACGCAGAAGTTCATCGTCGGTCAAGCTACGAGGTTGAAGTGCTGACATACTTTTCTCCATGCTTCATCTGCGGTAGAGCTACTAGCCATAAGGTCGATGAGCGTCTGTACGCGCTCCCTATAAGCTGGCGTTACCTCTCCACCGGAAAACCAGTTGTAAACAGTCTGCCGCGTAGCACCAGTTGCTATAGATACGCGTGACACCGAGAAGTCCAACACTACCGCCCACTTGCCCAGCTTGCTGCCCATCGTTTTAGGCGCTAGGTCAATGGAGGTACGAATCTTTTGCGAATAAGGCATAGATAAAAACAGGGGCCGAAGCCCCTGCCCTTTGTGAGTTGAAGGCTTACTCGTCGTCAGCTTCCCAGTTGTCGATGACAGACGAAATGTTCGCCGCCTTCTTAGGAGCAGTAGCGGGTGCTGCCTCCTTACGCTTGGTCGGTTCCTCGGGTGCTTCTTCCTCTGCAGCGGGTTCTGCCTTCGCTGCTTTGGGCGGCTTGCCGGGGAGCGCCAACGGCGCGGGGGCTGCTACTTTATCAGTCTGCGCAAACGACATGGTGATCGCCTGCTTGGCTGCGTCGGACTGTCCCTTCTCTTGGCACACTGCGTACTCGTCATCCGTAAGCCAGCGGGATGCTTCAAAGTGCAACTTGGGCGCAGTGGCCTTCAGGTCGAACTTCATGCGGGTGACCAGCGCCTCGGGCGCAATTGACTGAGCGCCGAGCCAGCGAGCGTACGCCTGCAGCGGACGGTTGCCGCCTTCTTCTTTGCCGAAGATCGACGTAGCGGGCGCAGTGATCTGCAGAACGTCGCCCTTGATATCGTTCGCCAGCACCACAGCCAAGCGCTGACTGAAACGGCAAGCACGCGAGTCGCCCTGCCCCGAACCCTTAGCGTTCTTGTCGCAGTTAACGCAGCGATCAGACTGCGGGCTAGTGATGGACGCATCGGGCCGCTCACCGTCCGCAGACCAGCAATCCGGACCGCTTGCCTGCCCTTTAACGTAGGTGCCTGCGTAGAACGTACGACCGACACCGGGCGCTGCTGCGACGATGACAACATCGAGATGCCGATCAGGGATCGCAGCGACTTCTTTGCCCGATGCGATCAAGCGGAAAACGCCGCCCTCGATGCTGATGCGCTTGGTGCTGTTGCCAGCGTTGCCAGCAAGAGCTTTGGAGATAGCCGACTGCGCGCTGCGAGCGAAGGCGGGGACTTGTGCGGGGTTGAATGTGAGTTCGTTAGCCATGGATAGCTCCTTAATTGGCAGTAGGTTTGCGTACGGACACGGTGTACTCAGTCTCAGCGTTAAGACCGGGCGGCACTAAGGCAGGGTTTGACTCAAGAAATTGCTGCATGTTTGTTTGATGGATGCGCTTCTCAAACAGGTCAAGGGCGTCATGCTCAACGACAAAGCTTTTGAACGCGTCCCAGTCCTGCGTGAAGAAGCGCTGCTTCTGACCGAGGATGATCGTGCCGCCGTTAGTCCTAGCAGTCTTCATCCCCTGCGCCATCATCTGATCCTTCATGGCGTTAGAGACAAGTTCTTGCTGAGACTTCAACTCTTCGATCTTGCCCTCGTACTCTTTGTTGATCTCTTGAATGGCCGTGCGAATCTTTACGTAAATCTTCGCCAACCGCTCAAGCGGAATCGTCGGTTCGTCCACTGTGTTACCTCTCTTGTTGTTGGTGCTGCGAAAACCAGTATGTCAATCTTTTTACTTTACGTCAAGCTCCTCCTTGTATAAATCTACCAACAGGCTGTGCTCCTCGACGCGCCCCTGCAACTTGGTGAACATCTTGCGCTCGATCTCGCTGCCTTGAATGTGTACTACTAACACCTTTGTACTATCCTGCCCAACCCGGTCAGCGCGGGCGCAGCACTGTAGATACGTATCAACGGACATCACTGGCCCCCAAAACACAACCGTGTCGGCTGCGGTTAGCGTCACGCCGTGCGCTGCAGCCTGCGGCTGGATCACGAGTACGCGAGGGTCTGGTGTTTCTTGGAACCGTTTGAATATTTGTCCGCGCTTTGTTGCTGATATGTCGCCGTGTATCTGCTCGTTTGTGACACCGCTGGTTGTGAGATGAGTGCTGATTGTGTCGATGCTATGGCGATACGGCACGAACACGATGACCTTGCGATCCGTTTCGTTAAGCACCTCCATGAGCACAGACAGGCGCGGGCCACAGTCGAACTCCACTACTTCTTTAGTGTCGGTGTACGCAGCACCAGCGCTTATCTGTAGTAGCTTGTTCACACCGGCTGCGGCGTTAACGGCTGTAATCGTCTCGCCTGCTGCGTCGATTAGCATGCGCTCCTTGAGCAGCTTGTAATACTTCATCTGCTGCGCAGTCAGTGCTACCTCACGCGTGACTGTGATGACGGGCGGCAGATCAAGGCACTCTGCTTTTGTGTAGCGTATGGCTGGTTGTAGCGCGGTGAATACGTCGGCATGCGCCGTCTCCTTCGCTCCCCACTTAAAGTGCGTGAGCTTTTGCATCACCTTGTCCCGCCATGCTGTATAGAACTTTGGAACAGCAGACGGATTAACCAACTTGGCTAGCCCGTAGGCGTCGAGCGGTGACTGCGCAGCGGGGGTACCCGTCATCATCCACAGGAACGTCGTCGGCTTGAGAATTTTGTTGAGCGACTTCCAGCGCTGCGTGCTGACGTTCTTGTAGTGGTTCGCCTCATCCACAATGATTAGGTCGAACCTACCGTCAGCGTTGATCTCGTCGGTGATGAGGTTCAGCCCGTCGTAGTTGACGATGACGAACTCGTAGTCGTTCTGCACCATCTCTATCCTGCGCGACGCCTTGCTGTGGTGGGCTACGACAGCGGTGCGGTGTATGACTGAGTTGCCGATATCTCGCATCCACGCGCTCTGCATGATCGACAGCGGGCACAGGATCAGAACCCGCCTGACCTCCTTGCGCTTCATCAGGTAATCAGCCGCCCACAGTGCTGATAACGTCTTGCCAGTACCGGGTTCGCTGAACACGAATGCGCGGCGGTACAGCGTGAGGAATGACGCCGTATCCTTCTGGTGCTCAAACGGTTTATACCTCCCCGGCCAGTTGTAGCGCACTGTGATGGGCGACGGCACATCCCTAACACCTAGGTTGCGCAGCACCCGCGCTTCGTCCAGCCCGAAGTAAATTGCTACTTCGTGCAGACCGGGGGAAACTTCTCGTACTACTTTGCTGCGGGGGATGACGCTGTACTTGGAGGGACTACGTGTTCGTAAAACGATTGCTTTGTTATCAACTATCTGCACATCACCACCTCTCTACAAGGCGGCAGATCGGGGTTGCCCCCGTGCCGACCGTTATGTGCCATTCAAGATGGGGGGTTGACGCTAGTCGGGCGGTAACTTCTTTGAAGAAGCCATCAGCTTCAGTCTCCTCCGTAGTTACCCAGCGCGTTCCAAAGCGTAGCCGCCAAGCGTCGAGCAACAACCCCACATCCGCGCTTAGCACGCTCTCTCTAGTTTGTATCTCCACTATGTACTCTCCTAATGTTTTGGGTTTAGCTCGCATGATCTGACCGGGCACCAGCCGCACAAAGGCGTTTGAGTCGGATTCCACACATCATTGGCGTAGCTCGCTGCAAGCCTAGCCACGCGCTCACGGTACTTCCACCACGTTGCTTCAGCTTCGCTGCTATGCAACTTGGACTTGATGATGCTGTTCTTTACTACAAAGAGAAGGGCGCTGTTAACTTTTCGCACTTGTGGAAAATGGGCAAAAGTCATCAGGGCCATAAGTTCAAGCTGATCTGTATCAGGGTAACGATCATTGCCAGTCTTATAGTCGAAGCACCAAGCGGTCAGGTTCTCTTCGTCAATGATTAGCAAGTCAGCTACACCGCGTACCCATACGTCCTTCGCAAAGAAGTCGCACGCGCTGCCGTCCTCTCGGACGCCCATCTTGAACTCTGCAAACTTTCGCCCAGCCTTAGCGTGCAGTGAATATAAAACAGGTTTAACGAACGCAAACTGTTCCGGCAGTGGCTTGCCCTCATTCGTGTAGTCCTCACACGCTTTGTGTAGCTGTTCACCGTACAGGATCTGCTCAGTCTTAGCTTGTTTAACTTCTTTGAGTACGCGCACCCTGTGATAGCGCCGCGCGCAGCCCTCGTAATCTTTCAATGCACTGTAAGACCAGACGATTTTGCTCATAGTTTGGATGTTCTGATTGCTTCGTAGAAAAGCTCAGCAAAGCGCGTGACGAATCGTTCGTCGGACCACAACGGATGCTTCATGTCGTAGAGAACCGCATGCGTAAGCTCATGAATAAAAGTCTCACCACGCTCGTGCTCGGAGAACGGTATGCCTAGCCTGTCGTCCTCGTACACGTGAATGATGCGTTTATCGTGATGCGTTTGCCCGCGCAGGTATGAACGCGGTTGGCCTCCTTTAACAGTATATTTTTTACGCTTGATTCTGAAACTTGTAGGTATCTTCATGTGTTCTCTCCTGTTGTGTGTACATCTTTACTTCGCTTGCCCGTACCTAGCGCCGGAGCCTGTCTCTGCTGCTAGTGGGATATCTGGCATATACGATGGCTGCTTCACCATCTGCGCCAGTACCCACGGCTCAGCCTCTACAACTTCCTTCGTTGGTACCAATACAACTGCTTCGTCATGCACGGTCAATACGCACGGATACCTATTCTGTATCCGCAACATCCCGTCCGTCATGACACACCGTGCGACTGCTTGCACAATGTTTTCAACTAACTTCGCCCCGTATAACTTTGTTTTATCCGGGCCGTAAAACCACTGCTTCCTGCTTTTTTCGTCAAGCTCAAATGTAAGCTTAGGATACCGCAAAGCCATACCCGATGGAAGGACTATCTTCTCCTTCTCAAAGCGCAGGCACTTGAAGTCATACGGCTTGCCGCCGTGCAGGCTAGTCTCAATCAGGCTATCGCATAACTCCCACAGGCTACGAACAGGCCACGCTGCTTTCCTATAGCGCTCGATGATGTTCTTTGCGCACACGGCATGAACGATTACTTCTTCATCCGCACACGTACGCGGTATGGTCAACGCCTTCTCAGTATTAGCTTCCCAGCTAATGAAGTCAGCAACGGACTGACCATCGAGGCCCATCTGCTTAGCGAACTTCTTGTCGTACCGCACAGGTGGTGCGCCAAGGAATCCTACTAACAACTGTGCAGCAAAGGACCACCAGCCCAGCCCGTAGCCTGCACCGAGCAGCGCTGACTTGGCAGACTGGCGCAAGTCAGGGTGATCCTTCTTGTTAAGCCCCGGTATGCCGAACATCTGCGCACCGAACATTGAGTACGGATCTTCGCCTGACTTGAACACGTTGAGCAGGTACTCGTAGTCAGCCAGCCAAGCCAGCACGCGCGGCTCAATCTGAGACAAGTCACAGACAACGATGCTGTAGCCAAGCGGTGCCATGATGGCGTTGCGCAAGAACGAGCCACGCTTGAGGTTCTGAAGGTTCAGCCCTTGCCCGCGCGACGCCTGCATGCGTCCGGTGTGCGCTGCGTAATAGTGCAGCGGTACTGGAAGCGTGCCTCGCTCACTGATGTCGAAGAACCGTTGCGCTCGTGTCCTAGCCTGCGTTGACTTAACTGCTATACGTGCTTCGCACAGCAGCGCCACGTTCTCGTCGTCATGGTTGAGCAGTGCTTGGAAGTGGGCGTCGTTCTTGGCAAACGCGTAGGCTTCCTTGCCCGTCGTCTTGCTCGTCTTAACTGGCGGGTTTACACCGAGCAGAGTCAGTAGCTCAGCAAACTTCTCGTTGCTCGCCAAGTCCTTCTCTGCAACGCTCAGCTTGTTGAGCAAGTCCATACGCTTCGTCTCTTCTTCAACGATGGCTTGCTTCAGCATCTCCCCGTCAAGCTCAAGCTGCGGGTTGATATACATCCGAATCACCATGTCGATGAGGCGCAACTCCTTGGTCGGGTACCCAGCCGGTCCGGCCATCTCGTTTAGACGGTCGAATACTTTCTCAAGGAGGAACACATCATGCGCACAGTACGCGGCAAGCTCTTCTTCGATCTCTGGCGTTAACTCTTCAAGCCCATCGGTACTGTGTACAGCGTGTCCCTTGGGCGGCAGACCGAACTCTTCTGCCAGCTTAGCCAACCCGTTGCCCTCATTGCCACGCAGCGCCCGCGCCATGCTCAGCGTATCCATAATGAACGCGGGATACACGCCGTAGTGCCAAGCTAGTATGGCTACGTCGAACATGGCGTTGTGCGCTAGCACTGCAGTTCTAGACCAGTCGACTGTATTGAGGAACAAACGCAGCTTGCTGTGCGGAACCCACTGCGTTTCGTTGTCCTCGCCGTACCACTTGAAGCAGAACCCGAATGCCTTGAAGCGCGGGTCACGAACATACTCCTCGGTCGTTACCTTGCTGAGTGTGTAGTCCTTCTTAGACCAGCGCGTCTCTGCGTCCACTAGCAAGATTCTATCGAACGGTTTTGCCATCTACTTCCCCAAGTTCTTTCAGCAACTGCCGCCACGCATCTCTGTAAGTATCGCGCTCGGCCCGAACTATTTTGTTATCTGCCCATACCGCTTCAGCAAAGCGTACTAGGCTTTCGTGCCGCCAACTTCCAAAGTCAGGCATAGGAAGATCGTTAGTGTCTGTCATTTTTTTCCAATTCCTCAATAAGTTTTTCAAGGTACCACTGCGCCTTGCGTACGTCTTCAAGGCGGTTTTTAGATTCGTACCTCCATAGGTACTTGATGATGTTCGCAACGCACACGGCTTGAATGCCGGGTTTGTTTACTGTTGCTGCGGCAAGGGCGTCGATGCACTCGATCTCGCCGTTACGATAATGCTGCGGGTTGATCGTGTCTTTCATCGTCTAATCGCCAAAGAGTGTTTAGCTAAAACCTCTTCTATTTCTATGAAGGTTCTCACGCCGATACCATTCGTACACCACCGCAATTCCATATCTCTACGGAGTAATAGGTCGGAAACATAGAACATGCCGGCGGCTATAAGGCAGTTGAGCGTTCTTGTGCTAAATCCCAAAGACTTTAGTTCGACCTTTGAATAGGTTTCTTTTACGAAGTCCTCAAACTTTTGCTCCATGTCTTCTACAACATCTTCAAAAGCTGTCCTAAAACCTTGGGTCGCTCGCCCAATCGACAAACCATTTGTATACGCCGTGTGCGCCAATACCCATGAGAGGGCGGAACAGATAGCCGCAGGGTCGTACTCTTTGTACTCTTCATCTTCTAATAACAATATAATAGCTTCAGCAATCTCATCGGACTGTTCTCTAAGCTCATCAATGTTGTCATCTTCCTGTTTGTTGCTTTGCATACTCTTCTCTCCTTCTAAGTTTGGCTCTGTACTTCAGTTGACGCTGCGCTGGGGTCATCGCAATGCGGGGCTTATCCACATCATCTCTATCTCCGATCCCGTAGACTTTAAGAACGTACTGTTTGCGTTCATTCATTCGCCACGCACGGATATAAGCGGACCCCGCCCTGTGCATCTCCCGTGTGTACCGTAGAACTGTGACGTAGTGCAGCCCTGTCCGTTCTGCCAACTCCTCGCATGTGTATTCGCCGGGGAGCATTTCTTTGAGTAACAACGCGAACGACATCGCGTTAACTTTTATCTTATTGGGCATGTGTAGGGAGTTTAGGTAAGTTTATGCTGCGGGGATAATTTCATTTCT